TTGAAAGTATCTTCAATATCATCGAGAGCATCGGATACCTCATTTTGAGCTTGTATCTCGGCTTGTGTTTCTTCTTCTCCTCTAGCTTCTATTTCACGTAGGGCTTCTAGCTTTGCCTCGTCTTTCATACCACTAAGAGCTTTTTTAAAGTCTTTGATCGCTGATAGTTTCTCAGGTGTATCGTTTCCGATTATACGGACTAATACATCTGATAGAGGATCTTCGTCTTCGTCTTGTGAATGTACTACTCGAACTTCAGGCTCTGGTCTATTTTCCGGGATTCGCTTAGCGATTTCTCTTTCAATAAACTTCATTACCTTAGGGTTCTTATGAAAAGGTACATCATCCTCTTCATCTTCATCTGCTGTGTCTGCTTTCGCTTCTACATCAGGTTTCTTTTCAGAGAAGTCATAGAGTCTATCTTCTGTAGGTTCTTCAACCTGTGGATTGTCGATTCCTGCTTCTTCTAAAAATTTGTTTAATTCTGTTTCTTCATTTGGCATAATATTATTTTCAAGCTGTTTCAGGCACAGACAGGGAAGCCTATATTAATGTTAATGACGGTCGGATTTTATCTTTATCGACTTAACCTAGAAACAAGTCGTGAGGTTTATTTAGCTTTCTCTAAAGCTTCTTTTTTAAAACCTGCCTTTGCTTTCATCATAGCCGGTGAGTTTACACCCATTCCTTTAGTATTTGAGTTTCCATTTAAACCTCTACCCTCTGATTTTGCTTTATCAAATATCTTTTCCATTCTTGCGTTTCTTCTTTGTGCTCCTGTTGTATGATTTGCCATATTATTTTTTAAATTTATTTAATGTGTTTGTTAATAATGTTTTTTTTGTTCTTGCTTCTAAACTTTCTTGTGGTGTTGCTGCTCTTGCTTCCATTTTTGGATAAATTCTGTTTGTTGGTGTTGGTTTTTTTATTAAATCTAATCTGTCCTGTTCTGTCATTGGTCTAGATTTCAGTAGTTTATCGATTGAGTTTCCGGGTTTTCTGATTAAAGTGTTTGATGCTGGATTTGGATAGAGGTCGTATTTCTGAGCGTCGTTTCTGTAAACCATTGGTTTCTCAGGCTCATCGTATGCTCCGTCCATTCCGTATAATTTTTTTGTTGTTTTCATATTATTTTTTAGCATTGTTTAATGCTCTTAATTTTCTATACTTGCTTTCCATATCCTCTGATTGCTTGTGTGTAAGGTAATTTCCACTTGTTTTTCCTTTTTTAAAAGCTTCTGTTTTGTATGATATTTTTGGTGTTAAGTTTTTCATATATTTATTGTGGCATTGCTGCTGTGTTTAATGGTACTTGTGATAATTCTGAACTTGCTGGAGGTGCTGACAATGTCTGTTCTTGTGGTGTTGGTATTCCGTTCATGTCGAGGGGATTGTCTGGTGCGTTCGGTTGATTAACCATCGGTGCGTTCTCAGGGAAGAATTGTTGCATGTAAGCCATAGGGTCTATTTTATAAAGTGTTACCATTTTTGCTGTTTCCATAGGATCTGGGTAGGATAGCTTTTTAAATAGATTGATTGGATCTAGCCATCCTTTATTCGCTAAGTCTATCGCTAAGTTCTGCTCTGTAATCTCATCTTTAGGTTGCATTGAGTTAGGTTCTACCTTAACAATGAAATGTCTATCAATGTTTGAGTTTATGATCTGAACGTAGTTTACTGCTTGTCCATTTCCTACCATTGAAGCATAGTGTGGCTCGTCATAAAATACATACATCATTTGTAACCACCAGTTGAATATGTTAGCTGCTACTCCCTCTATAGCTTCACCTACACCTCCACCAATACGTGATGAGTCTTGGTTTTGGTTAAGTATCATTCCACGAGCTGTTGTATCTCTACTCTCTGAACTTGCAGATAGACCTGAAGTACCAAATATTGACCGTAGAGCCTCTTTATCGTTCATCTGTGCTTGGAATACTGATTGAGGTATTGCGTTCGCTGGTACACGTCTTACAGCGTCCATGTTGCCGTCTGGTATTAGGATTGGGTGTCCTTTCTCTAAAGCACTTGCTGCTTCACCTGCTGTCTCTTTATCAAATGACTGTCCTGACAATGTTATTGAGTTGTTACTTGCTGCTAGGTTAACTGATATTTGTATCTCTCTATCTGTAATCCTATCTTGATTAGGTATTGATTGCTCTATAAGGTTTGTTATATCGTGAGGTTTCTCTTGTAGTGAAAATACTGACAAGAATGTATAAGGCATTTTAGCTTGTCCGAAGTGATTTAGTCCGGGTGTTACTGTTTGACTTTCATTACCAAAGTCATCTACCTCTGTTTCTGACTTATCGTAGTTAAAGAATGGGTTTTTATACTTATCTAGTATAATCTCACCAAACTTTGTAAAAGAGTACTCATCTGTCCACCATTCTGTTCTAACAACTTCTGTACCCATTTTGCCGTCTGCTTTCAATGTAATAGCAACTTTATGCTTTGGAAACATTGCTACAAGCTCCTCTGCTGTTGACTCTATTCTCTCACCTAGAAACTTACCTATAAACTCACCATTCTCGTTTACGTATCCGTCTGGATCAAGTATAAAGTTCTTTGGTTTTCTAAGCTCTGACTTTATATCGTTTATTTTCTTATCGTATCCATGTTTCATTACACCTATGTAATAGATTGACCAGTGTCTAACCATTACACCTAGCTTACGTCTTAGGTTTTGGCTGTACGCTTGGTACTGTAGCATTGTCTTTATGTCATCAGACGCTTGTTTACCCTCCATTGTGTTATCACTCCATACAACAGGTTCAGGGTTCTTTGATAGTGCTTGAGGTATAAAAGTTTCCTCTGCTTCAAATATAAGGTTTGCTGATTTAACTTTATCACTACCGTTATCAGTCTTTCCTAGATAGTATGCTTTGTTTTGGTCTTGTAGAGGTTTTATCTTTCCCTCGTATGGTGCATAGATTGCTTCCCACTTCTTACTCAATGATATTAGTTTATCATCAGACATATTTAATTCTAGCTCGTCAATAGGTTGACCTACTACACCATCTGCAACTTCTTTATCAGAAAAGCTCTTGTTTGTATCGTCACCGATAAGGTTTGCTACGCCTTGTATGTTTTGTTCAAATGATGATTTATTCATATAATAAAAGGCAAATCAAAGTTTTTATACTTCAATTCGCCCAATGTTTGGTGAGAATTTATTTTTATACTTATATTATATTATATCTGAAAATCGTGTCAAGTGTTTTTATCGTATTCTTTGATATACACTCTCCTCTTTTACTACGTTTACAAGCTCTCCATTAAAAAAAGTCAATATCGCTTTACCATACTTTATATCCAATGATCCTGATGATAGTAATATATTAAACAACTCAATATGTTTTTGAAACTGTTTGAACTGTTCTATTTCTTCTTTTGTAAGTATTAGGGTTGCTGTTGTCATATTATAATGGTCTACCATATTTTAACATACCACCACCTTGCATACTACCGTCTTGGTTACTTCCGACAGTAATGCCTTGGTTTTCTCTTTTAATAATTTGTGCGAGGTCGCCACCGAACTTATCCATACCTACTAGGGCGTATATCATAGACATGAACCAGTGATCTGGGCCTTTGCGTTTCCACACCCACCTCCAGCCATACTGTGGATCGTTCTCATCACCTGTTATCTCTTTGACACGATATATATTCATACAATGGTCGAAGAAAGGTTGCCAATCTTCTTTAGTTCCATTGAATAATATTCTCTGCTCATTCATCTGGTCTACTGCCAACTGTACTGTTCTGTTTCTATCTACTAGCACCTTTCCATATTCTTTATCTTCTCCCCAGCGTATAAGTTGTTTACTCTTTGTTTCCTTTGTAAACCATACAAGGAATACTCTACCCGGATATTTAGTCTGTAGCTTTCTTATTCCTATCAAATCCCCTCCTTGGTCGGCCACGAGCACCCACCTTGGGTTATTCTTCATAAGGTTATCTATCTCATCGTATGGATCATAGTTTGGGTCATTTACTTCTTGAGGGCTTTGACAGTAGCCGTGATAGAAAACTCCCTGATTGTTCATAAGCGTGTAGTAAATATCATGTCCTGTATCCATTCCTATTATAACCCTACCCTCTTGTGTATTAATATCTTCTGTTAGACACCTTGCTAATACAAGCATTGAAAGCATATCGTTTGGACTCACGTATGGTTCACCTAGCCATTTCTGCTTATATAATATAGGTCGCTTTAGTCTATCATCTTCTATCTCTTGCTTTATAACATCAGGTAAGAAACCGTACTTATCAGCCACGTCATAGTTCACGTTGATAAGTAAAGTGTTAGGTCTACCCTCCTCTACCAGTCTTACGTGTACCGGGTCACTTACTGTCATCCTGTTGTATGTATAAATGATTTGTGATCTGTCTTTACGGATGGTCGGTGTTAGCACTTCAAGACTTGCCTTTGTAATGGTTTGAGCTTCTTCTACCCATGCTATGTCTATACCCTCGATTGACTTCAATGATTGCTCATTATTCCATAGTCCTTTGAATGCAAAGTCTGAGCCGTTTATCTTATTTACGATAGCTTTATCTGTAACTTCAAAGTCATTTAGTTCATATTGCTTTATAAGGTCTGATAGTAATTGATGTGATGACTCTGCGATTGAGTTCTGAAACTCACGACAGCATAGTATACGTGTCTTTGTTGACCTTGCTCTAATCAAAAGAACTCTCGCTACTGTATGCGATTTCATTGAGAAACGACCACCCCATACTCCAGCTTCACGCCAGTCAGTATCGAATAGACGTTTATATTCTATCGGTATCTCTATTGTTATCTCTTGGTTCATCTTTTGCGTTTAAGAAT